TCTCAAACACAACCGTCTTTGTTACGATCTGTATCCACTAATCAAGCTCAAACATCTTCAGCGCAAACTCAATCTAATAATTCATCAAACAATACTTCACATTTGAATCAAAGCGTTTTAACTAGCGAATTTAATTTCTTTGATATGTCATCAGCTTTTGTAGTTCATTATTGCCATCATTTATTAAGAGAATATATATCTTCTATTTCAACTAGTATTTTTGATTTACTTGAAGTTAGTAGTTTTGAGATAAAAAAGTTTATTCCTTTGTCCGCTTTAGTAGTGTCTAGTGTTTTACTTTACAAAATTTTTCGTAGTTTCTTTTTAAATACAGATAATGAAGATAATAATAATCTTGATGACTTTGAATCATATACTAAATACCAAGTCGTACAAAAATGGAAAACTGCCATGAAAGCTAGAAACGTCACAAAACAATTAATCAAAACAGCCCAAGGAATCACTGTTCAAGAGTGTCAATCTGGAGTTCCAACAAATGTAACAGCTTTGCGTCAACGTATGGGTATAGCGGAATTTCCCTATATGCTAGAAGGAAGTTCTGGTTATTTTTATTGTCAAGCATTAGTTTCTGGCCATTATTTAATTATGGTAGGTCATACTGTAGAAGATCCCAATGTAGCTAAAGTTTTAAATTTTTATACAACTCCTGAGTCTATGCTTCATGATTCTCCTTTACTTAATAATATTCCTTATAAAGTAGTTTACAATAATATTAAAACAGATATTTGTGTGTTAGAATTACCAATAAATTCCATTGCTCCATTTAAATCTTGTGAAAAATTTTTAAAAGAAACATCAAAACCTGGCGTATATAAACCTTATTTTGTTAATTGTTTTGGTGAGTTGGATATAGGCTCATCTATAAATACTCCTTCAGAAACTCAAATGTATAAAACATATAATAGAACTCATTTTTTAGTTGGAGGTAATTATTTTGAATATGATGTATCAGCAGGTGGTCTATGTGGATCACTTATAGTTGATGGTACAGCCGGCATTATCGGTATGCATGTAGCAGGCGATAATGGAACTACAGGTAACGCTGTAATTTTCGGAGAAGAAGATCGTAGGAATATTCTTAATATTTTACAAAAAGACAAAAATTTAATAAAAGATGAAGGACCCTTTAAAGATGTTGGCGATTTAACCAAACATAAACCGAAATTAGAGTTCAGCGGAGCTGAATATCCGAGTGAAGTGTCCATGCATGTTCCTAGTAAAACTTCATTAGTCCCATCCCCTTTACATAATTACACCCCCCCCACTAAACAACCCGCAAATTTGTCTGCTTATGGTCCTAAAACTGTAGTACGTATGGCTGATAAATCGTATAAACCTATTCCGTTTATTTCAGAAGAAGTTATTGATTTTGCAGGGAAATGTATTGATATGTTTCTATGCGATTATGAAGAACTAACAGAAGAAGAAATAGTGTCAGGTAACGAATATATCAGCGGGATTAATAAAGATTCCGTTAACGGTTATGGATATGATAAAGATAAATATACATATATAGATTTCCAAAATAAATGCTTTAAACCAGAATTTAAAAAACAATTTGAAGATTTAGAAAATAGAATTATAGAAGGTAAAGTTAACGTCGAAGACGTTCTATATTATGAAACTCTTAAGAATGAGTTAAGAGCCGATAGTAAAGTAAACAAACCCCGATCTTTTAGAGTATGTCCTTTAGCTTTATGTTTATTAACAAAGAAATATGTAGGTAATCTTTTTAAACACGTAGTCAAAAATAAATGGTTTAACCAAATAATGATAGGAGCTAATCCTTATGCAGATTGGGACCGCTTATACGAAGAACTTACTCTTAATGCAGCATTATATTTTGACGGTGATTTAGGAAATTATGATGGAGGTCAAGCTGCCCAAATGCAAGACAAAGTACACGAAAAAGTTAAAAATAGATATAAAGGTAAAAATCCCCAAGTTTTAGAATTTGTTTTAGAAAATGTAGTTAGAGCATTTGTTTTAACCCTTAATAATATAAGAGTAGGTACACATTCCATACCATCTGGATCTTGGATTACAGCATTATTTAATAGTTTCAATAATAGAGGATATACTGCATGTGTTTATTATATTAATAGTTTACTTCAAAATAAAAAACCAACAGTTAGCGAATACTTAACTATAAAAGATTTTGTGTGTGGTGATGATAAACTCTGTTCTGTTCCTCGTAGTTTACAAGACAGAGTCAATGCTATTACCATGCGCGAATTTTTTGAAGATATAGGTATGACGTTTACAAATGGTGATAAAACTCCAATAGTTGAAAAAGGTAGACCTCTCGATACTTTAACATTTTTAAAACGTAGCTTTCTTTATCACAAACAACTTAATAAAATAGTAGGACCTCTTTCCACTGAAACTCTTAGTAATAGTATCCAATGGGTTGATAGTAAAAAAGACGCTAATATTGTTATGAAAGGTAAATTGGAAGCTTATCAAAGAGAAATGTATTTACACGAAGAACTTTATAAAAATGATATTGATAATTTAGAAAATCACTGCAATAATAATAATATTAATTTTACTAGATTACCTTTAGAATATCTTAAAAATTTATTTACTTACGACTTAGATGAAGCTTTTTATTTATATAAAC